TATTATGTTCCCATTTTAAGAGAATTTACTACTCACCTTAAATATGAAAAATCATTAAATCATTCTGACCATCTCGTCAAACTTATCAAAAAATCAGACCGTAATGGTGTTGTCGGTCATTTCTATAAAGCTAAAATTAAAACTAAAAATAGACATTTCTATCATACTAATATCTTTCTTAAAGAAATACCACTCCTTTCTTATAATATATCTCATCTTCACTATAATAAAGGTCATATGAACCCTTATTATGAACATATCTATTATAATAACGTTTATCATCCTTACTCACCTACAAATATGGAAATTATGACAACATATTTAGCATCACGTATTAAAGAATTAGATTTAAGTCCACATTTTGGTAAAATGTATGGTTGTTATAGAGTTATTATGGATAAATTTACATTTGATATAACTAAAGAATCTGAATTTCGTGATGAAAAATATGTTAAAGATTATATTGATGATAATGGTGATTATGTTCAATTCTATACTAATAATAAAGGTGTATTTCTCGAATTTAATAATTATCCTTGTTATTTATTAGCAACTGAAAAAGAAGAAATGGATATAGATATTTTATATGATAGTAATAAATTAGATTATCATACATTTCTATCTCTATCATTTCAAATTTACGCTGCCATAACTTCAATGATGCTTATATTTGGTATAAAACATAATGATTTACATTTAAGTAATGTAATGCTTTCAATAACAAAAGAACAATATATTTATTATAAATTTAAAAATCAATACTTTAGAGTTCCTACATATGGTTATATTATAAAAATTATAGATTGGGGTAGAGCGACATATGAATTTAATGGTCATGGTGGTTGGAATGAAATATTTTCAGCGGATAATGATTGTTTTTGTCAATATTATTATCCTAAAATTAATAATAAAGGTAAAGATAGTTTAATGCCTTCCGATTATAAATGGAGTGATATAATTATGGTTACACATAATATGTTAAATGCATGGGAAGACTTTAGAGATACTGATTTAGGAAAAGCTATGAAAAAATGGATATTATCTAAATCGGGTGAATTAGATATTGATAGTTTTAATTGGGAAATATATTGTGATATATATAACTTTGAATTTAATCTAGAACCTCAACATATTTATCAGCATAAAGTCTATAAAACTTTTCATATTCTAAAAGATAATATACCTAAAAATTCTAAAATATATCCTTTGTCTATTGATAAAAAATAATATAATCTATCTATATATGATACGTTTTGGCTTAATTGGTGATAATCATAATTTAATGAAATTAACTACAAGACATCTTATTTATAAACATAAATTTTCTAATTATAATCATAATAATTTATCAACTCTCGGTTTATATGTATATCCTTTTGTTAATTCTCAAGAAAAATACATAAAATTGAAAAATTTAAATTTTATTTTTATCTCATTAGATAATGATAATGATAGTCATAATATACCTTATGACTATAAAATAGATATTAACCAAAATTTACATAAAATTTTATTTGATCTAGATAATATAATTGATAAACATATATTTAATGAATTAGTATAAATTACAATTTTCATTATCATCTCTCATCTTATTTCTTTCTTTAATACATGCGCCTAATAATTCATTCGGTATATCATTTCGTCTCATATATTGATATAATGCATTTGTATCTTTTGGAAAACATAAACCTCCATAACTAATTTTACCATCATGTCCGGGTACATTTGTAAATGATGGATGGATTTGATTATTTTTAAGCATTATATTACGAACTGTTATAAAATCAATATTAGACTTTTGACAAGTTAAATACATTTCAGTAAAGAATTGAATTTTTACACTATAAAAACTATTAACAAATATTTTCATCATTTCACTTTCAGTCGATAAACATACTGATATTTCCGCATTTTTATAATTTTCTTTATAAAATTGTAATAATATATCAAACTTTTCTTTATTACAATTATTAGATAATCCTAATACTATATGTGTTTGATTATGAAAATCTTCTTCAGCTGTATTTGCTCTTAAAAATTCGGGATTATGAACAAAGTCTAAATTAGGAAATTTACTAGATAATTCATCTGTACTTTCAGGTTCTATCGTACTCTTAATTACAATAATACCCTTATAACTATACTCTTTTAAATATGAACATACTTCATATATAGATTGTTTATTATATGAACCTAAACTACTATCATAAATAGTTGGTAATGCGAGAAATAATATAGAAGTATTTAAACAATTTTGAAGAGTACCTATATTTTTATATTTATCATATACGACGGTTTCTATATTTTTTTTCAAAAATGATTGATAAATTGCATTTCCTACAAAACCTAATCCTATAATACCTACTATCATAATTTATCATAGTAGTTATTTGTCTTTAAATATTAAGATGAACGGATGAAATTTTTAAATTGCGCAGGAGTTAATGATGCATTATTTTCTATCATACCTAATGGATATACACCCCATACTTCAGGGTCATTAAATATTTCACTATAAAGATTACTTAAATTCATTCCACTTACTTGTTCTTCATAAAAATTACGAGGAATATAACGATATTCGATACGAGGTAAAGGACAATTTTTATAATTTTCTAAATAACCTACAATCATTAAAATAATACCTAATATTAATAGTGTAATGATAATAGTTCTCATATTATTTAAATTATATTCATATAATAATTGATTTATTCGTCACTTTTTTTTTCATTATGACGTTCCATCCATGGATCTTGTGCTCCTAAACTATCAGCTAGACTATCACTACTCTTTTTATCTTCAACGACTTCGATAGAAGATTGTTGAGTTGATTTAACACCTTCTAAATTTTTAAGTACATCATCAATTTCTTTCATTTGTTCTTCTTGACGTTGTTTTTCTTTTTCTTGACGTGACTTTTCTGCTTGTTTAGCCGCTTGTTCTTTAACATAATCAAGATTTTCTTGGAAATGTTGTTCTTTGAATTTTTGATTTTCTTGATATTTCTTAACTAGATTATTTAAGCCTTCTTCCAAATATTCTTGATTAGCAACCTTTTGTGGAGTTGGATCCCATGGTAACCAATAACCGACTTGTCCAATATAAACATTGAAACTGCGGTCGTTACGTTGAATTTCTTTAGCGCGATGTTGTGCTTCTTTAAGAGTATCATAAACACCACGAACTTTAAGACCACGAATAGATGTTTGATAATTATTTTGTTCATAATATTCTTTTTCTAAATCATCTTGTTTAGCAAATAAATAATCTTTATATTTATCATCACAACTTTCAGGTTTTAATAATGAAAAAACATGATCTTTAAAAGATTTTAATTCAACTTCGGTTGGTTCTTCTGAAAATACAAAATCACCAACTACACTTTTTAAGAAACGACTTACAAAGAAAGATGATTTATTTATAATAACTTCTTCAGGAGAAACAAAACTTAAACATACGTAATTTTGGCCAGGGACAGGATGGTCAACAGTTAAAAAATCTTCTTTATCACTACTCATCTTATATAAATAAAACAAATATTTAAACTTTAAGTATTTTTTTCTAAAGGTATAATATAATAAATTATGGATACTCTACAAAAAGAAGTTCAACACTTCCGTTCATCATTCGACTTAGGTGAAATTGTCCGCCGTGCGGTCAAATATTTAATCGAAGGTCTTGTTGTCGGAATCTGCGCTTACGTCATACCTTCAAAAAAGATGGACACTGCTGAATTATTGGTAATTTCGCTTACAGCAAGTACGACTTTTGCGATTCTTGATATTTTTAGTCCCTCAATTTCGGCGGGGGCTCGCATGGGTACTGGCTTTTCGATAGGCTCTGGTCTTACTGGTGGAATAAAACTTATGTAAATAAGATTTTAATAAATTTTTAAAAAATATATTCTAAAAATTTTGATTTAATAATTATTTAGATAGTTTAATATCTAAATAATTCTAAAATGAATAATATAAATTATTGTATATATGATGATTGTAAAGATATAGCAACATCTAATATTATTGAAAATAAATTGACACGATGTAATTTACATAAATTAGATGATACTATTTATGAAAAAACTATAAGTTATATTAAACGATTTAGGGAAATACATGGTAATAAATATGAATATTATAAAACATTATATATTAATAGTCGTACTAAAATAATTATAACTTGTAAAATACATGGAGAATTTTTAACAAGAACAGATATACATTTAGCAGGACATAATTGTAAGAAATGTTCTGATAAGTCGATTAACAGAAACAATACAACTGAACAATTTATTGAAGCAGGAAAGAAGAAACATGGAAATAAATATGATTATTCAAAAGTAAAATATACAGATTGTAATACTCCTGTTATTATAATATGTCCTTTACATGGCGAATATACTCAACGCCCAGAACAACATTTAGCTGCCACTGGATGCACTAAGTGTGGATATGAAAAAGGTGCTAATAATAATAAATTAACAACTGATAGATTTATTGAAAAAGCAATTAAAATACATAATAATAAATATGATTATTCAAAAATCAATTATACAGGGTGGGACAATAAAGTTATTATAATTTGTCCTACTCATAAAGAATTTGAACAAATCGCAGGTTCGCATTTATGCGGTAAAGGATGTATATCATGTTATAATCAAAATAGATATGATAATAATAAAAACAAATTTATAAATAATGCAAATAATATACATAGTAATAAATATGATTATAGTTTAATGAATTATATTAATACAGAAACAAAAATAATAATAATATGTTCCAAACATGGTGAATTTACACAAACACCATCCGCTCATATTAATGGACAAGGATGCCCTCATTGCGGTATTGAAAGTGCACATAATCTACAAAAAAAATCCAATGAAGACTTTATTAAACAATGTAAAGATATACATGGTGATATATATGACTATTCTAAAGTTCAATATACTACGTGTAAAGATATTATTATTATTATATGTAATACGCATGGTGAATTTATACAAATTGCAAGTGAACATCTAAGTGGTAAAGGATGTATAAAATGTAGAAATGATAAATTATCTATAGATAGAAGATATTCACTCGAAACTGTAATAAATAATGCTAAAGAAATACATGGTGATAAATATGATTATTCACTTGTTGAATATATTAATAATTCTACTTCATTTAAAATAATTTGTAATAAGAAATATAAAGATGGCACAACACACGGTATATTTACACAATCATATCAATGTCATGTAACCAATGGTAGTGGTTGTCCACGTTGTTCATTAAACGGCTTTTCTAAATCTCAAATAGAATGGCTTGAATTTCTTATGACTAAACTTCAAATTAATATTATTAATATCAAAAATGAAAAGGAACATCGTATTACTGGCTCCTTCAAATTAGCAGATGGTTATTGTAAAGAACTTAATACTATTTTTGAATATGATGGATGCTATTTTCATGGTTGTCCTAAATGCTACACTAATAGAGACCACGTAAATACAAGATGTAATAAAACATTTCAAGAACTCTACGATAGAACAATTGAAAAAGAAACTTTCTGTAAAGAACAAGGTTATAAATATATTTCTATATGGGAATGTGATTGGAAATTTATAAAAAATAATTGTGATAAATCTAGTGAATATATACAATCTCTAAATAATCAACTCAATATAAATGAATAATATAAACTAGTTTAAATTTTTTTTGAATATATATTTTAGTGTCCATGTCAAAAATATATATTCTACTCGAAGAAATTTTTAATATTAACTCTAATATAGATTATAATATTATTGGTATCTACCTTGATAAACAATCCGCTATAGATAATTCATACATATTATATCATAATTCTATTAAGAATTCTTCTTCTTATAAACCATTCTATAAAGTACTCGAATATCCCATTAATACTCCTTTAGATTTTATCAGTAATAATACTGATAATATTATATTAGAATTAGGTATAGTTGATTAAACAGTTCTTATAAATTCCCATTTTAATTCATTACAGATTTTAGCCCATACTTCATCTTGTTCTTGTAATTTTTCACGTGTTTTTAATAATCTTAATTCAGGTAAATATTCATCTTTCTCTAATAATTGAAAAAATTTATACAATATATAAGGATATGAAAAAAAATTAGATCTATCTGTCATACCATATTTCATCCATGGTCCTTGCACTTCTTTAAACATATTTATTGCCTTTTCTTCTGTTTCTGGGTCTATATTTAATGGCGGTCTTCCTGATATTTGATTAGTAATATAAGGACTATGTTCGTAATATTTAGATAATCCTAATTTTTTAAGAATTTGTAAAACCTGCTCTGTCTTTAATTTGGTTCTATCTATATACTTTTCTTTATTTAGTTCCAAATATATTTTATCGAAAATATCTTTATCTATATTTGTACTTTCTTTTGCTTGCAATTGTGACAACCATTCTTTAAAATGATTTATTCTTTTATAAGCAAAATAAGTAACTTCTCTAGGTGGTTCTTTATAAGATGGTAATTCAGAATCAATTAATATTTTTTCTTCACTACCACAATTAGGACATATTAATATACTTTCCATCATATTAATAATTTTTTGTTCTTTACATACTTGACATATTTCCTCAAAATAATTTTGAAATGCTAATTTTTTTACATAATTAGGATCGGTATATGATAAATATTCATCCATTATTTCTGATTTTGATAAAAGTGGTTGTATATTTTCTATAGTATCATTTACATTTTTAGATATAACTTGTTCCGTATTTTTATTAAAATAGTCTAAAATACTTTTTTTATTTGTATTAATATGTTTAATTGTTTTATTAGAATTATATTTTTTATCATCAGGAATATCATTATAATAATGAAATAAAAGATGACAAGCATTTAATTCATAATCTTTATTTTCGAAATCTTTTTTACTTTTTTCTATATCTTTTTTTAATAATTCTATTTTTTCTTGACATTCTAATTTTTTCTCTATTATTTTATCAATATTATCATCTTCTTTAATTAAACATAATTTATTATATTCTTCTTCTAATTCTTTTATTAATTTTTCTTTATCCGGTATAAGTTTATATTTTTCATTAATTTCATTTAAACGATTTTGATGTTTGTCGTCTATAGTTGCGGGAACTGAAATATCCTTCTTGGGATTATATGTCTTTTTTTTATGCTTGAAAAGGGGCATACATGCGATACTATATAAATGAGTTTTAATAAATCTTTAAACTAAAATTACAAAGATGTTATTATAAAACTAAAGAAGATATATAAGTTCTATTATTAGTTTTTATTTTCTTTTATCATAATATATAAAATAGTATAAAATGGCAGGTGGTTTAATGCAATTAGTCGCATATGGCTCTCAAGATGTATATTTAACTGGTAATCCACAAATAACTTTTTTTAAAGTCGTTTATAGAAGACATACAAATTTTTCAGTTGAAGCAATTGAACAAACTTTTAATGGTACTCCTGATTTTGGTAAAAAAGTTAGTTGTACCATATCTAAAAATGGTGATTTAATCTATCGTATGTATTTAGAAGCTGAATTACCATCAGTTTCTATAACTGATTCAGATATATCATGTGCTCATTGGGTTAATTATGTTGGTGAAAAATTAATTAATTATGTTGAAGTCGAAATCGGAGGACAACGTATCGATAAACATTATGGCGAATGGTTACATATTTGGAACCAATTAAGTCTTCCAACCGGTCATCAATACGGTTATGAACGTATGGTTGGTAATATTCCACAACTTACATCAAATCTAGCTAATCTTGATATTAGTAATACTTTTGCAAATGGTAGTTTCCCTCAAACAAAATTATATATTCCTTTACAATTTTGGTTTTGTAGAAATCCAGGTTTAGCTTTACCATTAATCGCTTTACAATATCATGAAGTTAAAATTAATCTACAATTCGAAGAACTTAAATATTTATTCTTTAGTACTGATGGTATCGGAAATAATCCTACCTTAACTCCTTTATCTTCATCTGATTATCAACTACCAAGTGCTTCATTATGGGTAGATTATGTATTCCTTGATACAGATGAACGACGACGTTTTGCTCAATTATCTCATGAATATTTAATTGAACAATTACAATTCCCAGGTCAAGAAACAATTACATCATCCGCTTCTACTAAAATTAAACTTAACTTTAATCATCCTGTTAAAGAAATTATTTGGGTCACTCAAAAACAAGTATCTCAAAATTATTTACAATGGTTTAATTATACTGACCGTCTTGATACTACACCAACATTCACATTCGATCCTTTAGGTAGTAATTTAGTTTTTGGTCTTATGGAATGTTTCCCTACTATACTTACACCATCATCCGATTTTACCGTTGATAAAGGTAAAAATACTACTAAAAGTGCTCTTATACAACTTAACGGTCAAGACCGATTTGCAAGAAGAGAAGGTGACTATTTCAATTATGTTCAACCTTATCAACATCATACTCGTTCTCCTCAATTAGGTATTAATGTCTATTCATTTGCTTTACGTCCTGAAGAACATCAACCGTCCGGTTCTTGTAATTTTTCACGTATAGATAATGCTAATCTTTTACTCAGTTTAACTGATAATACTATTAATAAAGGTACCGTTAAAGCTGATTCATATAAAGGTACATTATACGAAGATATGACTACTCCCTCCCAATCCAACGCATATTGTAATATATATGCCGTCAATTATAACGTTTTACGTATTATGTCAGGTATGGGCGGTCTCGCTTACTCTAATTAAAAATATTATGTTATTCTCATTATATCTATAATAAGAATATCACCCCTATTTTACCCATATATTCAAAAATCTATCAAGTAATTCTTTCCATCTCATCATTTCTATACTACTTTCCATATATATTATATTCTCTAATTCTCCCTCTTTATTTATACCTATATCAATTTGTATTCTAATATCATCCCTCTCAATTATCTTACTATCCTCTATATTATCACTTCTCATATTTATTACTATCTTACCTATATTATCATATATACTTCCTCCATATATTATATTTTTCCACATATTATTCATCCATTTACTCTTCTTATATATATTATAATCTCCAATCATAGATACTAATGGATATATCTTATCACATTTCCCATCTTTATATATCTCTAATAATAAATTTTTAGACCATCCTAATCCTATAAATCTTATATATCCATCTAATATATATTCGGTTATATTCATTTGTCCTGCATATTGTTTTAATGTATTATACTCATCCTTACTAAATTTATATGATACTTTCTTCATTATTCCATCTCTTCCATATTTATTATTTCCTATATTTCTTAATATTATTATAATCCATACGATCATTATCTTTATTTCTGATAATAAATGTATTGGATAATAATTAGTATTATCTATAATTTTCCATGGTTTATCTACATAATCTATCTTATTACTATTTATTATATTCGTATTCTTACCTATTCCATATGTATTTCCACTTAATCTTTTCCATGTTGTAGGACATTTATATCTATATCCACTAATATCATTAAAAGTTATATAGGGATAATTTACTACTAAATTATTTGTTAATTGACCAACAATATAATTATTATTATCAATTATAGTATCTATAACATCATGTAATACAAAAGTTTTCAATTTATCTGAAAAAAATAATCTATACTCACTATTATTAATACTCAAACTATTCTTATAATATATCCCAAATATTCCGGATATATCTTCACTCGATATTAAAGAAATATATCCTTCCTTATTCACATATTTATTCATATACTCTATAAAAAAAATATTCCATATTGTATTTCCTATATCATATTCAAATTCTTTTAATGATAAACATGATCTATTAGTAGAATGCCATATACTTTTTGGTATTTCTATTCGATTATTCGATATACATAATAATATATTATTCGTATTATTATAAGAAATATCATTATCTAATTTATTATCTATAAAAATAAGACAAGATGAACTATCGTATATTGAATTTAAATATTCTAGATTACTATAATCATCAATAATAATAGACATAATTATTTTAATCAACGGAAATTTAGATTTATTATAAACGAAATTAATAAAAATATTTAAATACTATTTTATTTTCTATGATATATTAGTAATTATGTTTAGTCATTTGTTTCTATTAAATAATAATAAATATTTCATTATTTATAATGATGATGAATATTATTCTTTACTTGATGCTATAAATGAATTCTCTAAACATGAATGGATACTACACAATAATCAACATTTTATTAAATTATTAAAATCTGATAAATCTAACACGAATACTATTATCGACAATTTTAATATTTATGGTATTAATAATATTCGATCTAATATCCCTAAATATGATAAACTATTAATCCCTTCATATATTATTAGCCGTATCTTCGATAATAATATTGATAGATGGTCTTCATATGGTTCTAATCATTCTCAACGTCTTAAAAATCGTATATCTTCTAATTTATACGCATGCTATTAATTAAATTACTCTCGTTCCTTATTCTAAAATTATATTTTTTACACCACATTATCGAATATATTATTCTCTCTTTTTGTAATATCGCTATTTCTTTATACATTACCCTCTTATTTATTATATTAAATACCTTATTCATATATCTAACTTGTCTAAAACATAAAGCAGTATTTATCGAGTTTATACATCTTTTAAAATCTAATGGTATTATATTTTTTAATACCCTATTATATTCCATATTCCCCATATATTCTATTATTTTTTTCATATTTATTATATCATCACTCGATACATTATCCTTAAATTTATTACATACTATATATTTTTCCGAATTTAATGGTCGTGATGTAAATGGCTTTGTTATATATATTCTGTCAAAATAATAACATAATATATATACTATATCTAACGTAATATCTCTAAAAATATCAAATATTTTTATTACCATGTTTCCTCCTTTTTTTAATATCATTAATCCCGTTACAACTTCACTCCATAATAATCTTACTATAGTACTCTCTTGATTATTATAATCTTCCGAAAAATCAAATCCTCCATCACTAGTTACTATATCCGCTTTATATTCATTAAACATACGTGAATAATGTTCTATATTTTTCACATTATATAAATTACCAGTATTATCTTCTCCATATGTAATATATATGTGATTACATTGTTTCAATACATTATTAGATTTCTTCCATGATGGAACACATTCATCATTATCATTTCTTAAGGTCATTGCAACTATAGTATCCCTAAAGTTTTTATCTTTTCTATATAAATTAAAAGCTTCTATAAATCCACCAGGTCCTTCACATAAAGCACCATATACTATATCACCGTCTATATCTAATAAATTAAAATCTGTTATTATCTCCCACATCTTAAAAAATGCTCTACTTATTGGATTATAATCAGCAATACCCATATTATCGAAATTTCTATCGGGTATATGTAATAATTCAAAATCATTTATTAATTTCTTATTGTAATTCCATACATTTTTACTTATATTATCTATTTTTTCCTTATGACTACTTATTATATTTTCTATTTTACTTGATTTATGTTCTTTTAATATTTCATAATCCCATATTAATTTATCATTATGATTATATAGTTCAAATACACTTTTCTGCAATAAATCGCATTCCATTTTGTTATATATTTATCAATATCTAATGTTTATACTAATTTATACTCAATTCAAAATCATCTATTACCTTATTGACCTTATTTATATTCATATTATGTATTATAAAATTCATATATGTATTTCTTCTATATTCTAACATATATTTACCTAATTCTATCATACCTTCATTATATTCAAAAAATAATGTTCTAACTAAATATTTATTTAACTCATGTTGAGAATAATTATGTATCTTTTTTAATCTTAAATATGATGATTGTTCTACACTACTTTCTGTTATTTTATTAATTTCATTTATATATAATGCATTATATCGAGGATCTATTAAATTAGATAATTCAATATTATATTCAGTTTTATCCTTTCTTAATACTGATTTTGCTTGTATAAAATATATATATGAAAACCATTTATTTATTAATATTTTTAATACATTATTAATATCTTCATTATTCGATTTCATTAAATTTACAAATAAAAATGATTCTTCTAATATATTTAATATATTCTCTATATATTCTCCATAATTCATTTCAATACCTATATAATTTTCATTTGTAATATGATTAAATAAAATAGTATTTGAATCTAGTTGTTTAAATTTTTCAGTTCCTAAATATTTTTCACTTCTATATTTTATAAAATTTATTAATAAATTATTTATTTCATTCGCATCTTCTATCATTTCCATATTTAAATCGATATCATTATATATATTACATGAATTATGTAATTCTATTGTATATACTATAATATCACTAATCAAACCTTTATTATCAATATATTTATCAATATTAATAGTATTAAAATAAAATTTTTGTTTTAAACCACACCAATTATCATAATTAGACTTATCACGTATAATATTAAATTCATTCAATTCTTTTTTACTCAATTTACTCTTTATTTCATCAGGTCTAACATCTGCTATATAATCTTCATAATTTATATTATAAAATATCGAATTATGTTCTTTATTATTACCAATAACATTATAAGTTGAATAACCTGATTGTTTTATTCTGTCTAAAAATACATTATATATTGTATGTATGTCTGATATATTATTAGGAAACCCATTAATATTTTCGAATATATCTAAATTTATTTGAAATACTGATAATGGATGTGCAGATTTATATAAATTGCTATAATATATAATTTTTTCATTTATCGAATTTGATAAATATAATTCTACCAACTTTCTATTTGGTTTTAAAAATGGTTCATGAAATAATATCTTACTATAATTAAATTTACTATATTTTGCTATTGTAAATGCACTATTTAATAATGCTCCATAATATATATTTTCTTTATAAGGTAATTGTTGTAATATAACTATATCATAGTATAATGAATTTTCTACAGAAACATTTTTAATAATATCATAAAAGTCCATTATATATTCATTAAATAATGTCTCAAAATCATCTAATTCATATATATTAACTTTAGGTATAACAATTAATATATTATTAGTTTCTATAGATACATGCCTATTAACTCCAACTATATCATTCTTATTATCTTCAAAGTAATTTAATTGTTTTTCTATTGCAATATTTTCATCCCACGTTTTAGACCATATTTTATCTTCATATTTCTCATATATATAATTAACTATATTATTAAATTCAGTTAAAGTTGTTCCAGTAATATATGAAATAGAATAAAATTCTTTCAATACAGATAATTCAGCATAACAATCATAACAAGGACAATACATATTAGTTTGAGATATGTGATAAGGAAAATCGGTGAATGCCTGATTATAAGTAAATGGTCTCTTAAATTTATTATGATAAAATAATGTACTTTCATAATTATAAGCATCATATTCATCGTCAATATTATTTTCATTATGTTTTATTAATAAACGTGTTTCAGTCGATTTAGATGGAGGCCATATACCATATAGTAATGTTCCTTTATTATATTTAAATTTGTCACCTTTTTTAAGATTATAAGGAACTTTAAATTTTAATAATGAGAGTAAAGGATTAAATACTTTAATAAATTCTTGTTGTAGTTTAAGATCATTTAATACATTTTCTTCAAAATCATCTATATTATCTGCACTAAGCCGAATATCACTTATAAATAATATGTCATAAATATTAAAATCTTCAGTTTCTTTTAATTTATGTATTTTTTCAATTGTAATGTAACCATCTTCTCCTTCATAAATTTCGAATTGTTTTATATTTTTAAGTTTCTTATCAAATTCAGCACCATCATATAATCTAAACTTCATTTTTGGAAATAATTTATGTAAATAAATTAGATGAGAACTCGGTGCAGAACCAATATAAACAACTAACGGTTGTTTATTAGTATTTTGAGCATAATTTTTATAATATTCATTTAATAATTGAATTTCACTTATTAATAATTTTCTTTGTCCAATATGAACATTCGTTAATGGTTGATATGTATTATCATAATCAGCATGATATTTAGTATTATTAATATCAATATCAAGAGAGAATGGCATATCATTTTCATCTTGTTCAGGATAAAAATAACAATGTTTATTTTTAATATTAGATAAATTTTGTAGAATATTCATTTTTT